ATACCTTCTTGCTCCCGATAGTTTATTAGTTGCCCATAAGAGCGGAGCCGCAACAACAGAAGCTGTGCGGCTTATACCACGTTGCATTGGAACTGGAGGGGCCTCAAAAGGCATGATTCCACCGAAATATGGTACATTGGGAGTCATATCATCAACCATAGCATCGAGTTGACGCATTTCCGGCTGCCAGAGAAACTCAGGGTCTGGCTCAATCGGAAAACTAGGCATATTAAACGTCATAAAGTGCAGTGATCTGCGGTTAACCCTGCACCCCTAAATATAACATAACTATTTCATACTCTGATCTTCGAAGATCCATAATTTGCTCAAAACTCAAAGGATCATCTGATTTTCCACTGTGCGGAGTTGAGAGTTGATTACGGTAATTACATATATACCAATCAATCAACTCATCAATAAACACACGAAATTCATCATTAAAATAACCTTCCACACGCAAAGACATAAAACGAAGAAGATTCATCCGGGGTGAATTAGACTTAATCATACTACCATAACAAGCGGAAGCCATCAATTTCTCAAAGCGCAGTATTGGCAACCACCTTCCAAATCTATATAAAAAATTAGTCGAACAAAACTCCAATTCCTGAATGGGTCGCGACTCCTTACTAGTATACTTAAGAATAAATCCCAACAATTTAAAAGTCTTATCAACAACATTAGGAGTCATCCATTTTACAACCAAATCATCACAAGAATAAATAACATCATCACCCTGGACAATCAATTCAACATGTTCTTTAAAGGACTCCCATGTGGGTCTCAACCCAACAACGTTGGGGACCACAACATGAATCCAATGATAAAACCACAATATACATTGAACAAAACAATTATCAGTCAACGTATTATATTGTCCCGAAGGCATGCCCATCATTTTACAAAAAACATCTCCAAGCGATCCAATAATAGCAGATTGCGCTACATTATCATAATAATTCTTGACCATGTTATACAGTTCTTTACTCTTAAACTTAAAAGAGGAGTATCGCATATCGCGAAT